TGGAAGTCTGTCAGGCGTCAACTTCTACAACTACGCACTTTCTCCGGATGAAACCTATCGTATCTACATGGCGGGTCCTTCCGGCTCATCAGGTGATTTATGGTCATCAATCAAGTCATTCTTTGGCCAACTTACGCCCCCTGCACCTGTAGTGGCAAAAACAACGTAAGTACCGCATCTATATTTACAAATGAGACGTCTTCATAAGTCGATTCCTTTGTATAGAATATCTACAGTTTGTAGATTGTGATGGAGGCGCCTCTGAATACCAGCAGTGGCAGTTTCATATTTGGAAATGGACTCATCCCGCAGATTCTCCTTGCACTCATTGCGGGCATAGTTATTTTCCTGATTTTCTTCAGTTTCGAGTCACTCGTAAAGACCTATTACAAGTACTCAATGTCAAAGACAGTCATTGTGCCAAATACTATTATGAGCAGTCAGTCAATTATTGTTCGTCAGGATCCCAGTGACCCGAACAGTAAAATGTTGCTGCCGTCAGACAATGAATTTACAGGCGTTGAATTTACATACAGTTTCTTCCTGTTCATTGACCCGGCGACCTTTGACACAAGTGATGGCCTCAAGCATGTCTTCTACAAGGGCTACTCGACACCGTTCCCGCTTCTGGGCCCGGCCGTGTTTGTTCGCTCAGATGAGAATACACTGCGCATCTTTATGAACTCCTACAAGTCATGGTACAGTTATGTGGACATCCAAAATGTACCTGTGCAGAAGTGGTTCTATGTAGCCGTTGTATTCCGTGCAAATACTCTGGAGGTCTATATCAATGGAAATCTGAAGGGGCGTATTCCGATGGAGAAGACTTACCCTTACCAGAACTACCAGAATCTGATTATCTTTGGGCAATCCAAGTTTAACAGTCTTACTACACTTGGAAATAAACTAGTCAATCTCCAGGGTGTTGAAGAGGACTATAAGGTGACAGGCACAATGGCCGGTCAACTCAGTCGTTTCTACCACTACAGATATGCCCTCTCCTTTGCTGAAATCCAGGCCAATGCAAATATGGGACCGAGTTCAACAATTGACATGCCAACAACACAGTCCGCTAATTCTTATCTGCAGAACGCCTTGGTTGATTCCTGGTATACAAGTTAAAAACCGTGTATCTTAAAGACTTTACTAGTGGGATTTAGAATCCCGATATTAAAGCCTCACGAAATAGAAGGGTAAGCAATGACTGGAGGCGGTCTATTAGCACTAGTAGCCTATGGCTCTCAAAATGTAATTCTAAGTGGAAATCCGGATATGACCTACTTTTATAAGGTCTTTCGCCGCTATTCACACTTTTCAATGGAGAGTGTCTCTGCGCAAATGGATGGTCCCGATCAACTCTTTTTTGATCAACCAATAAAAGTACGTTTCAAGATTCCTCGTGTGGCCGATTTGGTGAGTGATCTCTATTTCTCTTTTCAACTTCCTGATATCTATAGCAAATATATCTCTCCGCAAGTGCGAAATTTTCAATATGAGTTTCAGTGGTCAAAATACATTGGATGTGCTATCATTCAAAACGCCGCAGTATTCATTGGTGGCCAGAAAATTCAGGAGTTTGATGGCACCTACCTACTAGCAAAGGCTCTTGCAGACTATAAAACAGATGAATTCTACAAATGGGAACGCTTGGTGGGTAATGTGGCGGAACTTGTCGACCCAGGGAATGGCATTTATGCAGGCGGCACAAATCAGACAGGCTATCCAAGCGTAATTCGCGATACAAGTCTTCCTCTCGGATCACAATTGAATCGCCCATCACTCTTTGGACAGACAATTCGTGTTCCGCTCCCTTTTTGGTTTACACAGGCAACAGGCTCTGCGCTTCCGCTTGTAGGACTTCAGTACCATGAATGTGAAGTTCAACTGACACTCAATCCAATTAATCAACTCTATACTGTTCTTGATGCTTCAGGTTTCCGTGTGGCTCCTGGAGTTCAGACGACGGCTCCCCTTGTAAATTTGCGCTCAAATCTTCCGGATTACACAACAATTGTGGACCTTAGTGGACAACTCAATGCCTTCTTAACGGATATTGGTGCAGTTGTGCCCGCCCTCAATACATGGAATCTACAGCCTACACTTGAAACAACCTATGTGTATTTGCCTGAGCAAGAGCGAAATCTCTTTGCATCAACTCCACTCTCTTATCTATTACATCAAGTCAGTTGGTATCCCTTTCCAGCACTCTATACCCGCCAGATTCTAGATCTTGATACGCATAATCCTATTGAGCGCCTACTCTTTGTAAATCGTCGCTCTGATACTCTACAATATCGCAACGACCTTGCAAACTGGACAAATTGGTGGAACTATCCTTCAACGCCTTATCTGGCTCCACCTGGAACAATTCCTCTTTTGACACAAGCCTTTTCATCAGGTGTATTTATTCAATTTGCACAACTCCAGATTCTACAGAGTCTACGAGTTCTCTGCGATGGCAATGAAATTCAGGAGATAAAACCGATTGATTACTTTACAAAGGTCGTCCCCTACAAATATACCAGTGGCGATCCTGGTGAAATTCTGCCAATTTACAGTTTCTGTCTTCATAGCCCAAATCATCAACCATCAGGTTCACTGAATTCCAGTCGTATTCGTGTGTTCCAGGTGGAAGTCAATCCATATACACTGCCTCCAAATACAACCTATGTTTATGATTTGACCATCTATGTTGAATCCATCAATTTCGTAGAGTTCGCGTCAGGTATGGGTGGACTGAAGTATGCTCTATAAATAGGATGGGGCAAGGAGCAAGTCAATTGTTCGATAATCTTACATATAACCCCGATGTTCGGCGTCAAAAGGCGGCCGACCAAAAAGATGCTGCAAAGACTCGTGATATCTACAGAGAGACACTTACACAGTTGCAGACAAATATTCAGACTGATTCTGCATCAGGTACTATCACGCCTGATGGAGCCACGCTTATGCAAGGGGTCGTAGACACAGGGATGACATGGCTGCAACAGAATCCTAGTGCCCTTTCAGATTCCATTGATGCACAGAGTCAAATCACAATGGATTCAATGACTGCACAGATAAATGCTGATAAGATTAGAATTGTATTCTATAATTCGCTAAAACTCTGGAACTATACACTTCTGCAACTTCAAAATCAAAATCTTGTCTCCGCAGATAAGGCCACACAGTTCCAACAAGTGCTCGACCAAAATCAAGTGTGGTATACCAAGAATTTAACATCTTCTTTGTCTATACTCCAGACACAGATTGGCACCATTGTGAACAGTGCCAGTTCAATTCTCAACGAACCCGCTGCAATCCAAGAGATTCAACAAAAGGCCGCTGCGAGTCAGGCATCTAGTGGCAGTAATTTAAATGAACTCATGGCACAGGCCGCCGCTGCAAAAGCCGAAAAGGAGAAACTCGAGGAATCGCAGTTCAGTGGTGACCGTGTAAAGCAGAAAATTTGGGACCAGACCATTTCAGGACTTTTTACAATGCTCTATCTGGTGATTGGTCTTTACACTGGTTCCTTAGTTGCGAGTGATTCACTCGTTCGCCCCATGTCAATTCGTATTCTCTATTTTATCTATGCTGTTCTCTTATGGTTTCTAGTACTCCCCTATTATCTCTATCGCTCCTATACGAGTCATCCACCCTTTATGGGCTCCTATCTATTTCCAATCTATCCCTACAATCCTGATGAAGTGAAAAAGGACTCCTTTTTTGAACAACTTATCTGGTACAAAGATCTTCCTTTAATTCAAAAGGCTAAAGAAGACTACACTGCTGCTGCAGAGGCGATCATTGCCGCGCAAAAATCGATAGGTTAAACCCGAATGGTGAATATTTAATAGAAATGGCCCCTATTATTGTAAGTGTGATTACACCGACTTACAATAGAAGACGTTTTATTCCATACCTCATTCAATGCTATGATGCTCAGACATACAAGAAGGAGAATATGGAGTGGATTATTCTAGACGATGGACAAGATAAGGTAGAGGATCTCATTATCGAGGCTGCTAAGAGAATTCCTAATATTCGCTATATTCCTCTTGATGAAAAACTGACAATTGGTGAAAAGAGGAATCGACTCAATGACGAGGCAATTGGTTCCATTATTGTCGCCATGGATGACGATGATTACTATCCGCCTGAGCGCGTAAGTCATGTAGTTGCCCGTTTTTCAAATAGTAAGGATATTCAACTTGCAGGCAGTTCAGAAGTCTATATGTATTATTCAGATATCAAAGAGATTTATAAACTCGGTCCGTATAATCCGAACCACGCTACAAATGGCACAATGGCCTGGCGAAAGTCATATTCAAATACTCATCGCTATGATGATACTGTTACACATGCAGAGGAGCAGTCCTTTCTTGAAGGTTATAAGCATAAGATGATTCAACTCGACCCCTTCAAGGTGATGCTTGTCATGAGCCACAGTGAAAATACATTTGATAAGAAGAAAATGCGTGATGAGGTTGGAAAGAATCCATTTATTGCAAAGACTACATATAAACTTAAAGATTTTATTAAGGATCCTGAAGTGCGCACTTTTTTTGCGAATGCCTAAAGTTAGAGATAACACGCTCTTTAGTTGAATGATTCATAACGCAGATGTTTTTACAGATCTATATAATAGACCATTTGTAAATGGATGTACTTCAGAGTCACATATGATTGATCAACCATCAAGTATACGTGTCTCCCTTCGCGCTCATCAGCGTGCAATTATTTATCAAATGAATACTCTTGAAACATCCTTGCAAAAAGGACTTGATATCTCAGGTGAAACACTCTTTAGTCGCTATGCGATTCTGGGTGATTCAGTGGGTGTAGGCAAGTCTCTTATGGTTCTCGGTCATATTGCAAGTAAACTAAATACTGTACCCCCAGTCTCTTATAAATCTCTAAATAATGAATCAAAGCCTAATCTCTATAGTCTTAAAACAACGGTATATAGTGATTTATCCAATTCACCTGCACTTCTCGTTGTACCCCATACACTGTTCAGACAATGGGAGGACTATATTACAAAGCAGACAACGCTTGAGGCTTTTTATATACGCAGTAAGCGCTCGCTCGATTCAAAGACGCTACTTAAGAAAATAATGGAGTCAGATTTTGTTCTTGTTAGCAATACTTTGCTGGGCAAACTTCTAGAGGAGGTGCATACTAAGGTCTATTTTTCTCGAATTTATATGGATGAAGCCGATAGTATCTATGTTCCGAGTACACACACCTTTCCTCAAGGGAATTTTGTCTGGTTTATTTCAGCAACATGGCCAAATTTAGTCTTTGAGAATGAACGGGTTTGGTTATCAAATGCTCATGTACAGCGTATTATGCAGCGGCCAGAGTTTACTCAGTATGATCCATCCTTTCAGGCACAGTTTGCCGAGGCGATTGTTACGGGCCGTGGATATTTTTCGCGGTATACATCACGCTCAGGACTCTATCTACGTGACTATCTACGAAATCATCATCCCTTTCGTTCACACGTTGTACTCAAATGCCGCGACTCCTTTATTCAGGAATCTATTTCACTCCCTCCACTGTTTACACAGACGATTCTCTGTGAGCCGACTGTTGCACAGAGAATTTTATCAAGTGCAATTCCTGTAAATATACAGAATCTTCTGAATGCAGGAGATATCACGTCGGCACTCACTGCACTTGGTGTTCCATCTGATTCGCCGATGAATCTCATTCAGGCCGTTACAGAGCATCGGCAGAAGGAACTCAAGCGTCTCGAGCGTCTCTATATATTCAAATCTGAGGAGGAGTACGCATCGCCGCAAGTGAAGGAGCAGGCACTGGCAAATCTACAGGGCAAAATCAATGGTCTCAAGGAGCAGATTGAAAGTATCAAGCAGCGCATTGAGAATTATAAAAAGGAGATTTGCGCAATCTGTTTTGATGAACCGAATGATGCTGTTCTAACACCGTGCTGTTCTCGAATTTTCTGTGGAGGCTGTATTCTCATGAGTCTGAGTCGTATTCAAGGATGTCCTATGTGTCGGTCACCTATACAAGTGGCTGCTCTACAGGGTGTTTCGGAGAAGGTTGCTGTACCACGAGCGGTGGCACCTTCTGCAACCACTCCGCCCAAGAAGATCGATGCATTACTCAATTTAATTCGGTCAAAGCCGAATGACCGGTTTCTAGTCTTCAGTCGCTATGAAAATCCGTTTAGGATGATGCAGGAGACACTAGAGGCGGAGAGGATTACAGTAGAGACTGTAAAGGGAAATAAGGATGTAATAAATAGTGTTCTTCACAAGTTTGAGAGTGGAGAATCACGAGTCCTATTACTGAACTCAAATCACGCGGGGGCCGGTCTGAATATCACATCGGCGACCTATGTGGTGTTATGGCATGCTATGACAACGGAGGAGGAGAAGCAGATTCTGGGACGGGCGTACAGAATGGGGCGAACAACTCCGTTGAATTTTGTAAAATTGGTACATCCTGATGAGGTTCGAAATTAAAAATTTCTCACCAGCCCCCCTTGCGGGGGAAGTGCGCAGTTAAACAGGCCGTCCCTGCAGCAGTGTATCCGCAGTCGCCATATTAAATCGTAAATTATTCAAACGCCGCTTTCTGTCAATCTTGAGACCTTCTCCTAGAAGTAACTCCAGATCGGCTCCCATAGAACTCAACCGAATCGGCAAATCGCGTGAATCTGAGAGTTCACATAAAAGTTTCCATGCATTGAACATTCCAGACTGCCGAGTCAATACAGATGTATACCGCAATCCACTCGCCTCAGGCACAACTGCATCCGCCGCCACAGGATACCGCTCCGTTAAGTGTAGTCCAAGATTCTTGAGTTTAAGTGCATGAGAAAACGGCAGTAGATTCCAGCACTGATAGAAAAACGCCCAGTAATCTGCGCGGTCCGATTCCGCAAGTGAATCAAAGAGTTCCACATATGTCTTCCAGAGTTCACCTCGGTCACGCCCTGTGGCAAAGAGTCGTTCAGGTAGATTCTCAGCCGCCACAAGTCCTGCAAGATTGCCTTCATTGTTCTCGATATCAAGTTCAATCCAACTGTGCCACGGATTCCAGAGGCACCACCATGCAATTGGCAAAACACCTTCAGGATAATCACTGAGTTCAGTCTCCTCTTCAAGGCCAGCGACATAGCGCTTCAGTGCACGGAGATCACCTGACAATTCACTCCCCTTCTCCCAACTCGGCGGCAAACTGCACTGAAGCCACTTCTCTACAATTCCACGCGGAGCAGGACCGACTTCAAAGGTTGTACAGAGTTTAGAGATTTGTAGGAGCGACCTGTTTTCAAGACTATTACTAATCAAGATCAACGGATTTCCAGGATTCGCCTGCGTCCATCCTCGCAGATAGGTGGTCAGTTCAGATAAACCGCCCTTTTCACCTGAACTCAGACCATCGATTTCATCCAACAAAACACCAATACCCCCTTTCTTTCCAGTACTCATCTGCTCAAGTACACCGCCTTGACAAAGTAGCGGCAGAATTGTCTTACGAAAGGACGTACCCGAGCGTGTGTGACTCGCGTTAAATTCAACGACTTTGAGTCCATTTGCATGAAAGAGTCGATAGGTCAATGTTGTTTTTCCAACTCCAGGGGCTCCATACAGCAGAGCAGCCGCTGTGGGGCGTTTCTCAATCCAGGCATGAAGCTTTGCTTCTAGGTCGGGATGTAGACATACATCATTCGTTTGCATTCTAGACTATCTCTAGGGTTCCTCTTAGACCCTTTTAAAAGGTAGGGAAAGGAGGCTTGATATTAGCCGCCGAAACACCGTCATAAATGCCCTCCCATCGGAGTCCTGACGCCATTAATAATGGCTGGTAGAGAGTTGCCGTATTTGTCTGGGTGAGTGGAAGGTAGTTTCCAGTACGAGCAGTATCCACAACACTTGAGTCAGTGAAACGAGTGAGTTTGCTCACACCCATTGCATCTACGCAATAGTAGTTTGCACCGACTTGCTTCAAACTGAGGAAATCCGGACAATAGTTAATCTGGGGGGGCCAACTCTGTGTAGTCGATGTGGCTCCAAAGAAGGTCGTATTCAGACGAAGACCGCTAAACCAGCGGAGGCCAAAGAAGATCAGGGTTGCGAGAGCCGCAAGTAAGAAGCCTGCACCTGCGTAGAATTTGCCTGATCGTAAGAAATAATAGGGTACGCCTAGACCCACAAGCGCGCCAACCAATATGTAAATGAGTAGACTGAAATCAATCCCAAGGTCCATCCTATTTTTCACAGTGGATAAAAAAATAGCCGTGTGAAAAGGTATACTGTTTAGCGGCCATACGGGACGACAGGCGCAGACGGGCCCGTGCCATCGAAGCCGAGCTCGATGTAGCCCGTGAGGAAGTCCTGGACAGGCGTCGTGTTGATCTGGCCCGCAACACCGTTGGTGGAGAGCGCAAAGTTCGCGCCGTTGCGCTGGCTGTTGTTCACAACGAGCTGCACCTTGCGGAAGGTACGGCCCGCGGAAATCACCGTCCTGCCCATATCCTTGAGGAGACCTGCGCCCGCACCGTTGATGGATGAGAGGTAAGGGTTGCCGTTAGTTGCATACGGGCTCGCAACGCCGTTCACTGTGGCAGCAGTCGGCAGCGCCCAGAAGGCCTGCTGGATAGTCGCAGTGCCCGCAAAGTTGAAGCCAGCCTGCTGGAAAGAACCACCCGCACCGCTGCCGTTGGTGATTGCATACACAATGCCCTGTAGGGAGGAGACAGGCATGAAGTAACCGAGATCCGTATTATTCTGCTTGATTCCAGCGAGAAGAGATGTCATTTTATATTAGACCTTTAGAAAAAAAAAACGAAGCCGGAAGAATTTTAGTTTTCATAACAGAGATTAAAAATATCCATATGAAACTATTTAGAAGCCATACTGAACAACCGGAGCCGAAGGACCTGTGCCCTCAAAACCGAACTCAATGAAGCCGGTGAGGAAATCCTGAACGGCGGTACCTGAGTTGCCCGCAGCCTGGTAGGTGTTCTGGCCCGCAACACCGTTGGTGGAGAGGGCATAGTTAGTGCCACCAGTACGAGAAGCATTCACAACGAGTTGCACCTTACGGAAGGTACGGCCGGCGGAAACGACTGTCCTGCCCATATCCTTCAGGATACCCTGACCTGAACCGTTGATGGATGAGAGGTAGGGGTTGCCAGCCGCAGTGTTATACGGGGCAATTGCACCCGCACCACCAAGGCACCATGCTACAGGGGACGGCATGGAACTCGCCACATACGAACCACCCGCACCGCTGCCGTAGGTGATGGCATAGACAATGCCCTGTAAAGAGGAGACAGGCATAAAGAAACCGCTGCTATTCTGCTTGATGCTAGGAAGGCTCATTTGTTATATTTACAGAATAGAAAAAAAACCCTAAGGTAGAAGAATGTCAAGGGCAAATCCACCGGATTTTGAATTACCCTTAACAACATATAACCGCAGTGGGCAAAATGGACGGGTGAATATGGACCCGAAGAGTTCTGCCGGTGGCTCGGCGCCCTCCGACTTTCCTGGATATAAATATCAAACGACCAGCGAGCAGAATTTTGAGACAGATATGCTCCGTGGTAACTGGGAAACAACACCAGTAAGCAAGCACTTCTTTTCTGCAGAGAACATGAAAGTTATTCAAAATGGTATTCGCCGTGAAGTCTTTACTCGGAGTCAGCCGAAGGGTTATGTGATTGATGACCAGTCTGTGGATGAATTAAAAATGATTATGAGAGGAATCTATTACCAATACAGTCGCAACTTATCTACAGATGTTGCTGGTCAAATTGCTGACCTCAATCAAAAAGTTCTTGACTGGTCAGTTCCGCATGTACTCAGCGCAGTCGACCATTATGTATATTATATTGATGATATCAGTCATCTTCCGGTTCCTTTGGCCCAGCCACCAAATCTGAGCCGTGCGGGCACTCGCACACTACCGCTGGGTCAGTTTATGTAAGATATTTTTATGTCTAACGACCTACAGCCTTCTTCTTAACAACCACAGTCTTCTTCTCTGAACCACGGGCCACCTTGTGCTTCTGCCAGCTTTGCTCAAAAGCCTGCAGATCCTCAAGCCAGAGTTCAGATGCCGTCGTAGCCTCAAGTTTATTCAGTAGGTCCTGTGCCCGCGCAACTGCATCCTCCTGCTCCTTGACCGCTGATGCCTTTACGCGATCCATCCGCATCCGCAGGAGATACTCATATGCATCTACAGAATCAGGAGTCTCGGGTGCAGAGAGCGGAGGGAGTTCATGATCCTGCATCGCTGCAACGATCTCCTCATCACTTGCGCGCCTGAGTTCCATAGTATCCTCAAGAACCGCACGAAGGAAGCGTGCCTTTGCATCGGCTTCACGAACCTCTGCGGCCAGCCGCTCCATCTCCTTGTGGCGCCGCGTCTCATAGGCTCCAAGCCTAGGGTCAAAGTACGCCTCGAGAAGGTCACCAATTGTCGTGTAGCGACAGATCTGGAGAGAACTGTCAAAGCAGACCATATTAGACGTCTTCCAACTGCTCGACAACTTGAATCGCTTCTCAAAGTCATCACTATCCGCCTTTGCATCCTCATAGTAATCCGCATCCAGATAGAGTACAAACTTCACCTCTACGTCGTTGTAGAGGTCATCGAAACTCTTGAGGACCTGCTTAGCCCCCTCCTTCGGCTCGGCAGTGAGCATCTCATCGAGGAACACCTTGTAGTCCTTCGTCCATACTCCAACAGGCAGTTCATCAATCGTAACTGCACGCTTGGAATCATCAAATGTATACAGGCCACGAGTCACATAGGTTGCATCCGCTGTCTTTGTAACCGCCCCACGGAAACCGAACCACCACGGCTTCAGTTCAAGTCCCTCCAGAGTCTCGCGCGTTCCAGCCAAGCGCTCACGCATCAGTGCAATCACCTCATCAGGATTGTGCGGAGGAATGTCCGTGCTGAATCCAGTACCAATGCCTACACAGCCGTTAATCGCAAGAAGCGGAACAACTGGCAGATACGTCTCAGGCTCTACAATCAGGCCATCATCATCAATATGATTGAGAATTGCCTGGTCCTCCTTGCGGAACAGCGTATCCATAATGGGCTCCATGTGCGTATGAATATACCTGGCAGATGCCGCATCCTTACCACCCATGAGTCGAGAACCAAACTGTCCTACAGGAGTCAGCAGGTTGATATTATTTGAACCAACAAAGGTCTGCGCCATTCCTACAATCGTCGATGTGAGAGAGGCCTCGCCGTGATGGTAGGCAGCGTGCTCTGAAACATAGCCTGCCAACTGTGCAACGCGCACTTCTGTCTTGAGACCGCGCTTGAAACAGCCGAACAGAATCTTACGCTGCGAAGGCTTGAGGCCATCCATCAGATGCGGTAAACTACGGATGTTATCTGCATTACTGAAGTGAATGAGTTCATCATTGATGAACTTGGTGTAGGGAATCTGAACACCTCCAGTAATCTGGAGGACGCGCTTGGGATCATAGGTTGCCAACCAGCGCTTACGGTCATCTGCACGCTTCTTGCTGAAAGCGAGCGAGAAAGAATCATCTGACTCCTGGTCCCAAGTGTACTTAATCTCGTGAAGATTCTCGAACCACTCACGAGCCTCCGCGGGTGTAGATGTGCCTAGACCCTTATAATACTTCAGAGTCCAGCCCTTGAGACTGGCATCACTCTGGCTCTCCTTCCAAGAGTCAAACTCCGTCTGATTGTAGAATGAGCGCACTTCACCACGCTTGCTCGCCTTGAGTAGCGGAGTTGCAAGAGAGCAGATGAATCCGAGTTTCATGAGTTCCTGCCACTCGGTGTGAAACAGGTTCATGAGAAGGCCCTTGATGTGAGAGCCGTCATCATCTTGGTCTGCCATCACCATGACGCGACCATACCGTAGTTCCTTCATACTTGTATACTTCTTGCCTTGCTCCAGGCCCAGAATCTTCTTAATTGAGGTGAGTTCTTCATTTTTATTAAACTTATCCATCGAGATATCCTTTACATTGAGCATCTTACCCTTGAGAGGAAAGACGCCCCACTTTTCACGACCCACCACCTTGAGACCTGTGATGGCACTGGTTGCGGCTGAATCTCCCTCGGTGAGAATCAAGGTGCATTCGGCCGACTTGTTCGTACCGGCCCAGAGAGCATCCTCCAACTTTGGGAGACCGCGGAGTGTGCGCTTCTTGGCTCCATCGGTCTTCTTGGCATCGCGTGCAAGTTTCGCGTCAAGAATGGCCTGTGCCTCGTCGAGAACACCGGCCTTGACAAGGCCATCAGTCAACTTGCCACCATAGGTAGGCGTGCTGCCAAACTTGCTAGCAGGCGTGGTGAGCGTCTCCTTCGTCTGTGAATCAAAGGAAGGATTCACGATCGTTGCGTTGACAAAGAGAGTCACCGCATCTTTCAGTTGTGCAGGCTTGATGTCGAGCTTGCGCTTCTTGGCCGCAAGTTCACAGATGTCGCCAAGCAAATGCCGCTGAACAGAGTCAACGTGCTTTCCACCCTTGCGAGTGTTAATACCGTTTGCAAAACTAATATGACGGTCCTCAGGCGTCCCCTGATCATCACTGAAGAGTGTACGAGTAATGACGGCTGCGACCTCCCAACGGGGGCCACAGCGCTCATAGGCAACCGATGCATTATCGCGCAGGAAGAGGCGGACAAACTTCTCAAAGGTGTTTGTCTCAACAACGGTTCCATTGTAGGCCACCTTCACATCCTTTCCAGCCATGGCAGCGACCTCAATTGCACGAGTGTGAAGAACTGTCTTCATATCGTCGATGATGTCAGTACCACCCGCTTCACTAATACCATGAAAGCGTGCCAGATCAGGACAGAAGGTCACGGTTACAAAGCCCTTCGTTGCCTTCGCCTTCTTAATCGAAGCCTTCTCGCAGATGCTCATGTTCTTACGCCATGTCTGCGTGTAGGTGGCCTCATAGGCAGGGCTGCGCGTGCTGACAGTAAACTTCGTACTGAAGATATTTGCCAACTTTGCTCCATATCCATTCTTGCCACCGACGATCTTCTCCTCCTCCTTGTTGTAGTTCCCTGAAGTCAACAGGTGACCAAAGATGAGTTCAGGAGCATAGACCTTCTCTGTCGCATGCATCTCAATGGGAATGCCATCGCCATCATTCTCTACAGTGACCGTAAAGACGCCCTCAACGAGTCCACAGGAGATATCAATACGCTTGATAGGTGTCTTACCTTTCTCCGTTGTACTGCGAATAAGAGCATCTCGTGCATTGACAACAACTTCATCGAAAATCTTGTAAAGTCCAGGGTTGAAGCGTAGGGTGCGGTGTACCATCTTCTTGGATGCATCATCATAGACCCAACGAGTCTCATCAACTGTCTCTGTGCTTCCGATATACGTATCAGGAAGTTCAAGGATATGCTCGCGATGAGTGTGCTTCTTATATTGGTCAGCCATGGTTCAATGATATTTCTACTAGTACATGGATACCCACCCTTAGGCTTTCAAATTTGTACGGCGGCTTTTGCGAGCCTTGCGGGATTTGCGACTTTTGCGTGTCTTTCTACGATAGCGTCTACGTTTGCCACCGGCTGCAGCAGCCATGGGCATGGGCTGCATCATCATAGGCATAGGCTGTTGCATCATAGGCTGCTGCATCATTGACTGCATCATAGGCTGTTGTATCATTTGCGGCTGCATCATAGGTTGCTGAGGCATCATCATAGGCTGCTGCATCATAGGCTGTTGTATCATTTGCGGCTGCATCATAGGTTGCTGAGGCATCATCATAGGCTGCTGCATCATAGGTTGCTGCATCATTTGCGGTTGCATCATAGGTTGCTGAGGCATCATCATAGGCTGCTGCATGGGCTGTTGCATCATAGGTTGCTGAGGCATCATCATAGGCTGTTGCATCATGGGCTGCTGCATCATAGGCTGTTGCACTTGAGGCACTATCACAGGCGCAGATACTGCATTCACTATAGCAGCCTCCTCCTTAATTGCCTTTGCCGCTGCCTCGCCACAAATCTTTGTAAAACTTGTATCAATTGCCTGTTTAAGAACAGTCATAACAGCCTCACTTTCACCAGCCTTACATGCAGCAACTGCAGGCGGCGTAGCAAGAGCAATCTGTAGGGGGGCAGCAACAAGACCCGCCTGTGTCTTCATTAAATCAAGAGTCTGCTCCATAACAATTCGTACTGCCCCAGTTCCAGGAATTGAACTTGCCTTGAGTTTCACCGATATCTTCTCCTTCATGGTATCAATTACCTTTTTGATAAATTCTGAGGGGTTATCACATAAATCTGTAAAATTATCTTTAATTAAATCAACTAGTTTGTCTTTGAATTCGGGACCCAAATAATCACAAAATCCCATTCTACTAAGTAGATGGGAAAGAACCGCAAACAGAGAGGCGGCCAAGTCTCCGCAGGTGCACCTCTGCAATATTTTGATCCGAAGTATCAACAACCGTCAGCCCCTGCTGGACAAAATGTTGGAAATCCGACTTCCGAACTTGTAGTGCGTCCGGGTCTATTACAGCAATCTGGTGGTTTCTATCCGAGCGTGATGGGCGGAGTGATTCAGAATGCGGGACTTCTCTTTCCCGTGGCCGCTCGCCAGGGCATGAGTCTCTTCTCCAAGTATAAGAATGCTAAGAAGACACGCAAGGCGCGGAAATCCCGCAAGACACGGAAAGCACGTAAGCAAACACGAAGGGCGTAAATTTGAACTGCCCCCTGTGCAAACTAAAAACTAGACTATATGGAATTAGCGCAACGTGCCACTACGATTCGACGCATTGCTGAAGAGGGACTCTTATACGACGAAGTTCTGAGAAAGAAGCAGCAGAATGCATGGAAATCATGGGTCCTCTATGTGGGAGGCGGTACAGTTCTCATTCTCTCTGTTCTCTCATGTATGTACATGACACATGATATGATTCGCAGTGCACTGATAAGTGCATATACACGTTCCGAAAAGACACAAGATGTTATCACATCTTCTTTCTTCTCACTCTCAAGTCTCGGTCTCATTCCACAACCAATTGACCAACCCTTTCTACCCGAGTCCATTGCTCTTAAGACACTTGAACTGCAGGAGGCATACAGTAAAACAAATGTCGCACAGACAAATACAACCAGTCTACAAGTGGAACTTCAACGCCTCGAAATCCTACAAGCCTCCGTTCAACAGATGATCTCTATTGCCGAGCAGGCGGCCAAACTCACATCGCAACATTTCTCTCTTCATTCAATTCATGCCCAACTTCCAATCATTCTTGCTGCAGCCGCCAAAAATGCCTCCTCTCTACACAGAAATCTCTGCACAGTCTCCTTTGGTAGAGAAACCTGTCAACAGGCAAGCAGCGAGTATCAGCGAGCCTTAACTCTCTATACATCACTTGATTCACAGGTGCGGCGCTTGAATACAACAGAGGGTACACTTGAAGTACTCTACGAACGAGGCATCCTTTCAGCCTATCCACAACTCATCGCCAATAAGAACTGGATAGAGGAATGGTATCATCAGAATCTAACAAATGAAATTCCATACGATACACTAAGTATTCCGTATCTTGAATCTATTCAGACCTTTATGAAGCGTGCTATGAATGGACATATCATTGGAACAGACCTTGATACTCCTTTGGCTCGCGAATCACAGACATATCTTACATCTCAGGTGTTTTACCGATACCTGATACTTATCAAGACACTTGTTACAATGAATGCCAATGGAAAACGTCTCATTCTTGACAGTTATCACCACACTCATGACCAGGATGCAAGAAACTCTCAGTATACTCGGGCAAAAGCGCAGGTAGACTCAGACTTGGCAGCGTGTGAATCTCAAACAACATTGTTATGTAGGACTCTAAGTGAAAAGCGTGGTCAAATCATTACATGGGTTCACAATATCGAACGATTTCAACTTCCTCTTCCAGCAAACTTTCTCAAGGATGCCTATCAGGCACTTCTGACGAGCGAAATTACAACCATAATCACAATTCGCGACTTCAGGCGTTTTCAGCGAATCCATGAATTCAAGAAGAATCCTAGTGCGGCCTTTCTGATTCTCACATCCGCCATTGGAATTGCAGCCTTCATTGTGGCAAAACTTCTGCTCTTCGATCTTCCGTACACCTATATTCGCTTGCTCATTCTACCTGCTGAATACATGACCGAGCGTATTCAGTATTCAATTGACACCCTTCGTGAAAAGCGACTTATGCTGACCGGAGACCAGCCCCTGCACCTTCTAGACGCAGTTTCAAGCGCGGAAAATATACGCACTACGCCTAAAGGTGAGGCGGCTCCATTGAATAGAATTGAGAATGTCCCTAGTAGCAAGGCAAAACCAGAACGGAAATCTCTTCGAAATCAAAACCGTTCAGAGCGGAGCGTTCAGGACATTGATCGAAGCACTGAAGGAGATTCTTACGGAGGCGAATCTTGAGTTTGACAGCCAGGGTGTAAAGGTAATTTCAGTCGATGAGACTCACACGGTTCTTGTCTATCTGCGCCTCCACAGCGACCGTTTTGAGACATATTTTTGCCCTGCAAAGTATGTTCTCGGTGTGAACATGATTTACCTGTTCAAACTGATTAAGACGATGGGCAACAATGACAGCCTAACGCTCTATTTGCCTGCAGCCAATCCGAATAAACTCGGCATCCGTATGGAGAACTCGGACCAGGCGCGTACGACGAACTATTTTCTGAAACTGTTCGATACGGATGTGGAGGATATCCAGATTCCAAGCCTGAACTTTACCAGCATCATCCACATGCCGTCAACGGATATCCAGAAGATTTGCCGCGATATGAATGCACTCGGTGAGAAACTCGATGTTGAGATTACATCCTCTGGCTCTGACCTCACCTTCAAGTGCGTGGGTGACTTCGCTGAGCAGGAGACAGTGATTACAGAAAACAATAGCACGATGAAGGTGCAGAAGACGGCGGGCTCTAGTGAAATCGTTCAGGGCATTTTCCAATTGAAGCATCTGGTGCTGTTTACAAAGTGCACAAGTCTCTGTCCTAGTATTGAACTCTATCTGAAGAATGACTATCCTCTCATCCTGCGCTACACGGTAGCGAATCTGGGTGAGGTGAAGTTGGTCCTGGCGCCGATGAAGAATAAACAGACGTAAACGTCGAAACAGACGTAAACTAAGATGGGTCCTCAACAACTGTAAATTCGGCAGGATTTCTTGTACACATATATCGCCTTCTTGCAAGTTCTTCTGTTTTATCATATAGTTGATTTATACTATGGTGAAACTTGCAAATACATAAGGAATGTAGAAATATAAAGACACTCAGTCCAAGTCCAACACCGACCGCGACATCCATGTATTAATATCTAAGACAACAAACAAAAAATGTATCCGCAATCAATGCACCAATACAAAAAAGATAGAGTATCTTTTCTTCATTGGTCAGTTCCGCCACCCGACTTTTTCGATAAAAATAGACAACCAGCCATAAGAAAAAAGGGATTGCAAGAATATCTCCAAGATGCGGAAGAGTCATTCTATTAAATCTTTCCAGAATACTCCTCGACAAATCCATCCCAACCATTTACAGCAATTGCACGCATCTTATGAAAGACGTAGAACATAATCGTACCTGAATAGTCATTATACAGTGCCAAGTTATCCATAACTCTATTCATGGGAGTATAGCCTTCAGGTCCTGTAAAATCCCTGAAGGTGTCATCACTCATGTTCCTCAACATCTTCCAAGAACCGTCTACACTCTCCATTGCCTTGTAGGCATCCTCAAGATACTCGCGATTAGAAGGCTTCTTTACAAAACTGAAATTGCCGGCAGACATTTAGTATGTAGTATTTGTTATATCACATACTAAAAAACATTATTCAAATTTTTTTCTACATCTTCTTCTCCACATGCGGCATGTAGCGAACTTCAGAAAGATTTACACGCTTATCTAGAATTGCCAGACCATTATGCGAATTGAACCGTGCAGCATCCTTATTCCAGAGTTTAATCACATGAAATCCCTTTTTTGGGCTGATCGTAATTCCCTGAATCGAATCCTCTTTCTCCGTAGCCGATCCGAGCATACAGCCAAGCGTATAACGGTGGAAAATATCAATTGAATCTGTTGCACCGACACAGAGACTGTAACTGCCTCCCTTAATATTCTGGTAATTCTCCCAAAGCGGAGGAACTGATGCACGCATCCAGAAGAACATGCCTCGTGACCACTTTGTATCATCAATCACATTAATAAGTGCTAAGTATTCCGACCAAGTGCTTACTGTTGCAAGATTCTTAAAAGTGTCAATTGACCACTTTTTTTCAGCAGGCGAATGGAAATATAATGTCCATGGGCCTGTGGGTATTAATTCGGTAAGTTCCATTCTGTAGTTTCTTTATTGATTTACTTTAACCCAAATCAATTTTATATGCTTATGCCTTTGTTTTCCTTTTGGTTTTTCTAGTATTCCCTTTTATTTTAAATTTACGATGCCTTTTTGTTTTTTTTCCACCCGTAAGAATATTTCGTTTACAACATATCTTTCCAGAAATACTATCATTCTCTATACCACCTGCATCTTCAATAATCTCTAATACTTTTTTTTCGGAAATTTTTGGATTCTTTTCATAAAAGCCTATATATGTAAGATACGTTTTATAATTTGTTAAATTATATGCCATTCGTACTGTATTAAAATCTACATCACAACTACTACTAAGTCCACAAAGTGCTGCCCTAAACGTCTTTATTGTTAATCCAACTATTTGCCAATCAAGTAGAAATTTTTGATTACGTGTAGAATAGCCACCATCATTCGTAAAATCATCAATCGACATAAGTAGTTTTGCATCCGTATTTTTCGGTTTTGTAGGTTCTATTTGAATGAAGGCAAGTTCTCTTTCCAACTCACCAATGTATCCTTCTATACAAGGTAGAGCCTCACCAAATTGCTTAGATAAAAGTTCATATTTTTCAGTTATTAGTTCAAACCACTGTTTTTTAAATTCTTCATTATACTCTTTATTGATTGAGTTGTAGTAACTTATGTAGTCATATAATAGATTTAACTGCGATAGATAAATTGATAAAACAGTTAAAATAGGTGATGTAAATTTGCTATAATTTGCATAATGTATAACTTTTATTAGCGTTATATCTTCTTTAAAGTCATCATATGATGCATATTCTGTTGTCGTTATTTTTCTAAATACTTCTGAATAGTTCTTCAGTTCAGCATCTAAAATAGATAAATGTGGTATACCTACTATTTTATCTATTTTTTCCAAAATTGCAGCACACAAACTTGCTTGTTCCTCCATACACTCTATAGTATGGTTATAAATTTCAATTTTTACGAACGGCATAAGTAAGTTTCCAAAATACCCTTTTCTTTTAGTTCTTCAAACTGCTTGAGTATGTGGCTTACAAACTCGCGTTTACATTTATAACTTCCTGTAAATTGTTCTTCATAGTCGTATTCATCTCTATCCATATGAGGGCCCAGAGAATAGACATTTCCAGGACCATGTGATTTCCAGGTTCCAGGAAGATCTTTGTACTCCCAGTGGTAGATTTTCTTGCCTTCACAGAATTTATAGTAGAGGAAGACTACGCTCTTTTCCATCTACGAAGTCTGCCGATTAATGTTTAATCCACATCTTCCATATCAAGTTCCTCAAGAGAGACCTGAGCAACGATAGGTGAAATAGGTGCAACTACAGGGACAGGCGCTGGCGCAGGCAGCCTCTGAAGACGTACAGTTACCTCGTTAAGAGAGTTCCATCGCTGCTTCTCTTCAAAAGTATCTGACCAGATATCAAACTCCAACTCTTCGCCTTCGGGCGTAGATACACGGAGAATAAACTCCATGTTGGTATCAAGATAAATTCCATTCACAAGCGACCAGACCCCCATCCAAACTCCAAGGCTCGGGGCATACTGCTCGCCCTTCCAGTAGGTCGTATCAAAAAAGGAAGTGAGGTTATACAGGCAGATATGACCGTGATAGAGTTCTGCAGTTACAAAAGAGAGAGTGCGCGCGGGCCGTGTAGAATCGATAATGATCGTATTGGTATCCTTATTATAGATACAGACGACCTTTGAAGAACCGGGCTTCCTGTTCTCATAATTCTGCTCATAGACAGGCGTATTGGAACCCTGGAAAAAAACATAGTTCTCGGAACAGGCGCTATTTGCAAGAAAGCGTGTAGTCTTTAAAGTCTGGTGATAGGTTACAGTAGATACATTTACTATCCAGGCATATACAGTAAAAAAGAGTTGTATCCAGTTGACTGCCTGAAGCCTTTGTAGCATTTCTAAACCCTTAACTGCCGCGATAGTTTAGGTGGTTTTTCTACAACCAATGGTACTTATCGAAGTTGAAGGTGGAACATTTCTTACAGATGCGGGTAATGTAGGAGGAGGGGCCCTTGGTGTACATGCAGGCGGGGGTGGTTCTACACAACTGGGCTCGCTCTCTTCACAGGATTCTGTCTGTTGCACCGCAGCAACAATGGTCGGCCCTGATAACCAGATCATAAAGAGTCCAAGAAGAATAAAGAGAAATGGTATACTCAGTAAAATCCAGGCAGCCATGTCACCCACAGACTGACAGATGAAATTCAGACCGAGTACACAAAAAAAGCCGCCCAGTGCATGAAACGGCACAGATCTATATTTTCCTTTTGCTAAATCAATTAGTACAATGGCTGTAAAAAGGGCGGCCGTTGTAATTGCTGCGGGACAGAATGTCATTCTACTAGATTAGGCGATTTTTACAAGCTTATTGTTCATTTCATCATACTCGGCAAAGGGCTCATCCTCGGGAGCATCGTCGATGATGCGATACACCTTATTGTACTGGTCCTTGTAGTAGGTCTTTCCCTTCCAGATAAACTCAGCCAGTTCAAGAGCATCCTCCTCATCAACCAACTCCTCCTCAGCCTCCTCCTCCTCAGCCTCCTCCTCGACTTCCTCCTCCTCGACCTCCTCTTCATCATCAATTCCACCCTGCGCAGCAACAGCCTCGCCATAGGCAACCTCATCATCAACCTCCTCCTCCACATTTAGATGACTAGCCGCCTCAATGATACGGGCACGATTGAGACTATCAAATACAGTCATCGGCTTCTCCTCAAGTACAATCGTATGCTGTCGCTGAATAGTCGGAACAATTACACTATTTGCAGAGGTCGGACCAAGAATTGGCGATGGCATGTTCTCACGCTTCATAAGTAGCCCCTCAAGACCACCTGAACGAATCTGTGGAGCCGGCGTCTCAAATACACTCGTTGGGGCACCTCGTGCCTCAAGGAGAGCAATCCTTCCCTCCAGATTCTTAATTGCTTCTGTTGAGTCCTGTGACTTGAGAAGATAGAGCATCTGTCGCTCAGCCGTATTCAACTTCTCATTCAGGTCTGTGCGCAACTGGCTAAATACAGTGGTAATGAGTTCCATGGATATTCTTTTGTAGTGAACTCAGGCCACGCCATAAAATCAAATTTTTGACCAACTCACTTTGCCAGGATACCGTTTCCGCGAATATTAATCGTCATACATGCATCTAGAGTAGATTCACGATCCTTCAGAGGCTTAGTGCGCTTCAAACGAAGACCCTCCTCTGCCTTTGAAATCCTCTCCGTCATAATACCATTCGGTGTATTACGAATATTCGTGTCATAAAAATCAATCGGCTTCGTATCCATAGTGCCCAAGATGCTGACTACAGGAGGCATCTGAATATCTATACGAACTGTCTTATTATGTAGGGTATTGCGAAACTGCTCAATATTCATAGGTCCTCCAAACTTCTTCAGTGATTCACGAGGCGGTGCCGGATAAATGCGGCCCTGATACCACTCAGAATAGAGGCGGTGAAGCAGCGCCATGCGCTCCCAGCGAACATGTGGGTCGAGCGTTTCATTTAGAAGAAACGACACCGCGCACTCGGGGCAACAGAAGTTGCCATACACCTTGTAGGTGCCCTTCTCCTCACGCTCAGGAATCACAATCGGCTGGCCAGTAAAACACTCCGTACACCAAAAGCAGGAGATGTCCACCTTCTCAGGCAGCAACTTCGCCTCAGATGAATCTCTGTAGGCAACCATCAAACTGCATCGGTAGAAGGGTTGAAGAGGCTTCGTATCATCATCTTCCCCCTCAACCTTCTTTACAAGATGCTGTGGGTTTCCAAGAGGATCCGCGATTGGAACAGGCTTTCCAGATGTCTTCGTAGGTGCTGCGGGGAGCATCGATTCAATTTCGAAAGGTGCACGATTTGCCGCGAAAAGATTCCCATCGGTCATGTCATATGGCTCGGGCTGCTTAGGAGGATTCGGGTCATACTGAAAGGTGGAATCACTAAAATTCACTTCATTGCTGCGAATGTGAAGGTGAGCAATCAGGCTGCGACGCGGCTCAACGGGTTGAAAATCACCCTCAATTCCATCAGGCGTCACAAGTGCGACAACTTGAACCTCCTTCTTCGACTTCTTCTTTGTCTTTACTACAGGAATCGGTTCAGGAACTGATTCAACTACAGGCTCAACGAGAGGGGTCTTCTTACGCGGCGGCATTTCTAATTTTTTTACGCGTTCGGACCTTTAGGCTTGTTTGCCAATCTGGGCTTAGAGAAAGTGAACGAAATCATTTCAATGGCATCCATTCCGTACGATGCACTTTTTAATGAAATGATTCAGAATCCTGAAAAGATGCGGCATTGCCTTTTTGTTGGACCGCCTGGCTCAGGAAAAACAAGTGCAGCACAGGAATTCTGTCGCCGCTGGATTGGACCTTCATCTACTTGGATTGGCCGTGTACTCTTTCTCAATGCATCGGATGAGCGTAGTCTTGAAGCGGTGCGGACAAAAGTCTATCCCTTTGTTCGCTCAACGCTGACAACCATTTTTCAATTTGAGTCCAAATCGGATGCAAAAGTCATCGTATTTGATGAGGCAGAGACTCTCACTGAACAGGCTCAACTCTCACTCCGTCCTCTTCTTAATATGGTAGCAAAGAAGGTCTGTCTGCTGTTTCTCTGTAATAGCAGCAGTCGTCTTCACGTTTCGCTCATTAATCGCTTCTGCATTCTACCTTTTTATCCTCCACCCCCTACAGTCTACCTACAGCGCGTAAGAAAAATCATTGGAAACCAGGCAATTGATATTTCACCTATTGATGCTCTCTACACGCGTTCAGACTTACGTTCCTTTCTCTTTCACCCTACACGCGGCTCCATTCACACAAAATTCATTTTCAAGTTGCTCCACTGCCCCCTACATGAAGTTCAATCCATTCTCGAACGCGAGGCCAAGAATATTTTTCTCAAGGAGATTGCTGGCCTGATTTTCTTTACATTTCTCAGTCTCGGCATTGCAACAAGTAGCGACCTTGTTAAAATTATTCTCATTGGTAATGCGGATGTTCTTCGTGTTATGCCAGAAAGTCAATGGTTTCAGATACTTGCGGATTGGATAATTGAAATGCGTCAAAAATTTGATTCTTGCATTTAAACCCCCTAATAGGAAAAATGGATCGTTCAAACCTAAAAATCAGCCCCTATCGCATTTCCACGATGGTAATCACAGGAAACTTTGGTACTCCTGTGAATCTACAGAGTCTATTCCAGCAGTTGTCTCCCCTATTAATTCCAATCGGCTATCCCGCCGCGGGTATTCTCAAGATGGAGCATCGTGAGTCTGTTGTTGGAGCGAGTGCCCGCGATGTTCTTACCCATCGTCGAGTTGCCTCTAAGACTTTCTTTAATCAGTCAACTCTAGTCATTCGTCAGCCGTATGGGGATGGGTGGAAGGAGGCGAATCTGAAGATGTTCGCCAATGGCGGTTTTCAGATGACAGGAATTCCAACGGAGGCATTTGCTCGAGCCACGATTGAATGGCTACTTGCTCATTTGACCACCCACTTGAAGACTCCTGTTTGGACGGGACAGGCGACCCTGAAGGAGTGTAATATTCAGTTGCTCAATAGCGACTACAGTGTAAATGCAACAATTCTGCGGAATAAACTGCATAAACTTCTTACACAGAACTATCGTCTCTTCAGTACCTATGAATCGACGATTTACCAGGGCGTCAATACAAAGTATTACTACAATGAATCACGTAAGCCTGGGCTTGCACCCGGTATCTGCCACTGTACGGAGCGCTGCTCAGGTCAAGGCACAGGCAAGGAGAATGGGCAGTGCAAGAAGATTACGATCAGCGCGTTTCAGACGGGAAGTATTATCATTACGGGAGCCCGTTTCCTCAAGCAAATTGACGAGGCCTATGACTATTTCAATCAGATTTTGAGTGAGAATTGTTCAGAAATTCTCCAGCCGATCCCCGTCGCGTAAAAAATGAATCTTCTGTTTCCTTTTTAACTACAGATTTCAACTCCGGATGTCAGCCCCTACTGTGCCCTCAACTGTACCCGCTGCCCCTGCCTCTACGGAGGTCCTCCCGTCTGTTGCCGTGCTCCAGCACGCCGCTCGTCTGGCTATCCAGCAGGATAAGCCGATCCTCCTGGATTACTATGTTGAAACCGTCACTGGCAAGGCCTTTATGGGCGAGGACCAGGAGACTAAGGAGCGCATGCTCGTCAAGTCTGCCGATGAGTTCACCAGCCTTATTCAGAAGGTCTACAAGGTTACTGAGGACTACATCATCATCACGGAGAATTCCATCTATGTGGTGAGTGGTAAGATCCAGAAGCGTCGCATCCAGGCTGCCTCTATGCGTAATGCCGTTGAGGAACTGGAGGCGTAAATTTTCAAATCTTTTTTAATAATATAAAATGCCCACTTGTTATGCAAAATCTACAAGTGGTAAGATGCTAACACTTGAGTGTGATTCCTCCGATACAGTATACGATTTTAAGGAGAAAATTAGTAATAAGACAGGCATACCAGTGGATTCACTACGACTTGTTTTTAGAGGACAAGCGATGGATAGCAATAGTAGAGAAATTGTAAGTTATGGTGTAGAACCCGAATCAACTGTTATGTTTGTAGTTAGAGGTGGTGGAAAACGCAAGTCTACGCGTAAGCACCGTAAGACTACGCGTAAGCATCGCAAGACGCGCAGACACCATTAGGTAAATTTGATAAACCCATTCCATATCTACATAAGTAAAAAATGTCACTTGAACCTGACTCAGCCATTCAACCTGGTCAAGCCTATAAACCGATCTGTCTTGGAGTTTTAGGAAAACGCGAAGACATCTCTCGTACTGACTTTCATGAGCGTGTGCTAAATCCACTCATGGAACTCATTGGAAAAGTACCCGATCTTGTATACATGTCGAATGATGGAACTACATCATCCTTTGTAAATATGTGGGCCGATAAATCAGGTATCCGTCATGAAACTGTAGTGGCCGATTGGCGCCGACTAGGTCGCCGTGCAGTTGTTATGCGTGATGCGCGTATCGTCAAAGAAGCCAGTTACCTATTGTTATTTGAACAGCCTAGGTCCGAGTATATCTCAAAAATCGGACTTAGGGAATTGAAGAAAGGAAAGAAGGTCTTTAGCATTACACCGGGCAAGGACTGGGAATTACAAGAATGGGAGACATCAGGCTCTTGTGAAATTAAGTAGTTACTCGTTCGTCTCTTTCTGGGTCCCGGGCTTTAGTCCGCGTTCGCAAATCAGATAGAGGGACAACGCCATCAGAATCGCAAGTGCGGCCACAAAGAGATTTGGTAGGAGCATCAAGACCCGAACAAGTACGGGGCCCTTTATTGTGAAAGCGGTGACAACTGATGTGAAAACCGCGAGAACCATTACGGCCACAACAAGCCAATAATAAACATAGAGATAATCGCAGATAAAACGGCTGGAGATACCCTGCATAAACTTGGGCTCGGCAGAAGACATTTCTACCTGAAGTATAGTTTTTTTATGAGCCTAATGTAGAAATGCCTGCGTCAAGAAAGAACCGCGATAACCGTAAGAATCGCCGCACGAACCGTATGTATGGCGGTGCGGCGTATATGTCTGCCCCGATGCCACTAAGTGAGTCTCTCGCGGGAAGTTCCCCCTCGCAGATGAATCTCGCACAGGGTGAACAGTACGGTGCCTTTCACGCCAAACAGCACGGTGGTATGGGTCCGTATCCCATGAGCGTTGTTGACAGCCTGCTCCCCAGCGACATGGCTGCCTCTGCTCGTGTCACCCCGCTTAATACGTATATCAATGATGTGAAGGGCCTGCGTGACCCTGGGCAAGAGGCCCAGATGGGTGGTCGCCGTCGCATGACCCGTCGCAATCTGCGCACCGCGCGCCGTATGATCCGTCGTAATGGACGCACGCTTCGCCGCATGGTTCGCCGTGACCGCCGCATGATGCGCCGTGCTACTCGCCGCAATGCACGCAACAGCCGTCGTGCTAGCCGCCGCGCTAGCCGCTCTTCCAAGCGCAATAGCCGTGGTCGCTTCATGAAGATGCGCGGTGGCGCGGTGCAGCCGGCTCTTGACCTCGCCGCCTCCGCGAATGCGCCTGGCATGCTCCTTGATGCAGGTGCCGAGGCCCGTGCCGTGCGTGGCATGAATCCCGAGTGGTCTCTTGCGCCGAACCCGAACTCGTTTGCCCCGCGTGTTTAGGCAACACTTGTGAATATACTGCGCAGTAAAACACCGTGTTTTTGAACAGCCGCAAGTTCAACAGGCTCTAAACGAACCAGAAGAGTGATGTGAGCATCTCCCTTCCGATTTGTTCCACGAACAGGCATACCCGCATCCTTTACAATGAGCACCTGCCCATTGATACTTCCAGGAGGAACGACAATTTCACAGCCATCAGGGAATCCTGGATGATTTCCGATTTTCTTGGTGCTGCCTAGTAGTGAATCTGTAAGACTAATCGATAGTGTCGCTGCTAGAGTCGCGCCATCACGCTTCCAGGGAATCTCTTCATCCGCCTGGCTCACCTGAATGTGAACATCGCCGGCCTCGGCAAAGTCCTGGTGATCGGAACAGGCTCCACCGAAAATGAGTTTTTCACCGACGCGTAGACCAGGCTCAATGGTCACATCTAGAATATTCTCCTCGCTGGTGAAACACTTGCCATTACAGGCTCCACAGGCGGGTCCATTCATATGCCCCTTTCCAGAACAGGCGCCGCACGGCATCTGAGACTGCATAATCATTCCAGGGCCCATCTGAATATGAACCATTGTCATACCCATGCCGTGGCACTTCTCGCAGGGAGTACTACTTACAAAGCCGTCACCATGACATGACCTACAGAAACGCTGGCGCTCGAAATTAATTTTGAGCAGTTTGCCCTTGTAGAAATCAGCAAGAGGAAGATGAATCTCATGCACCTTCGGTGGAGCCTTTCCGCGTCGGCGCGTAGAAGGGGGGCCAGGCGGTGGACCACCACGCATTCCGAAAGGGCCTCCACCTCCCCCCATGCCAGGCATACCACCTCCAAACATGCCACCAAACATGGCTCCGATATCGAACGGAAAGCCGCCAGGATGCCCTTCACCAGGTGACCCAGGGCCACCAGCCCCCTGTTCACCAGGAACCTGTCCCGTCTGATTGTAGAAATTCCGCTTTTCATCATCACTCAGAACATCGTATGCACGCTGAATCTGCTTGAACTTTTCTGCATCACCGCCCTTGTCAGGATGATGCGTCTTTGCCAAGTTGAAATACGCTTTCTTGATATCACGAGACTCAGCCCCCTTATCGACTCCGAGAACCTCATAGAGTTCCATTCTTATTGTTTCAGTGAACTATAGGTTTAAACCATGTAAACAATCAGACTAAATAGATGACGGCCAAGTGGGCAAAAGAATACATCGATGAACTGAAGGAGGACCCAAAAGTCCAAATCCTACATACGGCAAAAGGAGCCGCCGCAATGAATTCTATAAAACAAGCCCTCTTTCCCTACGATGAAGTGGAGGCTAATAAATGGGCTGCGCAGATTACCCCTTCACAAAAGCGCAGTGCGCATCTGATTGTCTATTCGCAACTCAAGCGCACTAAAAAAGTAATCATCTTCAAACTGCTGCTTGGTACAAAAGAGACAGGTTCATCTCCAGGTGAACAATTCACCTACGAAAAGGGAATGAAACTCATTGAATCCCTCGGCATCAAGGTCTAAGCAACCCCCACACATATCAAAACAGATGCAGACAAGTTGTCTGAACTGTTCGGATATTGTTGCGACCCTTAATAAAATCGAGTCAGATCCGCCACACCTTTTTTTCAGTGGGACATACGGCTCAGGTAAAACAACTCTTGCAACTGATTTTCTCACGCACTATTTTACTAGTCGCGGAGTCAAGTTTGAAGATCCAAACTGGTGTCTCCAGATTCGCTCCGATCAGGACCGTGGAATTCACCGTATCCGTGAAACCATTACAGAATTTGTTCGCCGTGTCTCCGTAAAACCCGGTGTCTACCGCTGGATTTTCATTGATGATGCCGATTCTCTTCCAGTTCTCAGTCAACAGGCCCTCCGCAGACCCATGGAGACATATGCCCATACGACCCGTTTTCTCTTCTGTAGTCGCTATATCAGCGATATTATCCCCGCTCTACGATCTCGTTGTCTTCATATTGAATGTATGCCACTGTTGAGCATGGATGTATGGGATCTTCTCAAAAAACAACTCTCACTTCCTGAGGATCCACAACAGAAACAAGAACTGCTGATGCGCTGTCCTACAATTGACCAACTCAAACTCTACGCTCCTCTTTGGCAGCATATGCATGAGAAGACCGCTTCTCTCAATGTCACCCTATATCCCGACAAGGATCCCTTCTACAATCAAACACTGCGTGCAGTCTTAAAGAATGATACGGACGCAATTGTGAAGGCTGTCCTTGAACTGTACGGCAGGGGTCATTCCTTTGAAGACTGTCTCTTCATTTTGAGCGAGCGTGCTCAGCAGTGTCTTGTCTTCAAACCTGATGAATTTCAGAAAATCCAACGGTTTTTTATTCAGGGATGGATTTATACAACGCAAGGACGCACCGGTTTTTTGGACCTTCTAGATTTGTTTTTGTCAAGAAGGTGGGAGAATGTCCCAGGAGATAAAACATCTATTTCGCAAGAGGCCAACACTTGAACTTGTAGAACAAATACTTCAAGCACTCCATTTTACAGGGATTGATGATGGTCGCACTTTCCAGAAGGCCGACGTCGACCTTTCAGCTTTTGAAGAGATGCTTCCACTTTTAGAACCGTATTATCTTCCGTGCAAGGCAAAACTTTTTTTGTATGACTTTACACAAGCCAAGGCAATCACTGTCATTCGCCATCTTCTTCGTGCACAAGGATACAAACTCCGTGCACATGAAAAAGTGAGTCAGGGCGTTAAACAGACGCTCTATCAAATTGAGCGCGATGCATGGGCTCCACTTGCAGGGTCGATGGATGTGAGTTTTGCTTAAAAATAGAGTCGCCCCAATTGGAGTCGAGTTTGCTCAATATACTTATCCATAGGCTGACCACAATTAGTAGCCTCACACATCTTATTACCGATATCAAGTTCCCGTGAATCACATCCACAGAGAATATGATAGACGCCAAAAGGAATCGCCTCACGCGTCAAGGATGAACAGGCTGAAGAGACATGAAATAGATTCCAGACAATAGTTGTCTCTTGTAAAATTCTATTTGTACTTTGAAGATCTGCTGTTCCTTCAGTTTCTTTCATATCCTCTAGAACACGATTCCAGAAGTATTCCGTTTTTTCACAGGGACGAATTAACATAATACCAGGATTTACAGTGATTGAATTTTTATGTTCGCGCTGAAACCATATATCGATAAGTGGACTTTGTGTATAGATTGTTAAATCATGAACAAGATCGCCCACTAAAATATCACAGTCTGTAAAATAAAAAGGGCGCATATCACCTGCAGCGCGCTTTATCCGAATTAAATTTAAGACTGCCTCGACTTTTACAGTAATTCGACTGAAGAAATGTTCATCGCTGTGTTTATATAAGTGTTTATCAAATACACTCTGGTCAACAAAAATACCTTTAGCATTAAATGTATTTTTGGGAATCTTATCTTGAAGATACAAATGAAATGGATAATATCGCTGGCTATAGACATAATACCAGTCGATTTTCTCCATTTGTAAGTAGGTCTATTAAATTAGTGGCGAGCAAGCGCAAGGTTCCTTAACGACTCAGGCTGCGGCAGGGAGAGTTCCTTAACGACTGAGGCTGCGCAGGGAGAGTTCCTTAACGACTGAGGCTGCGCAGGGAGAGTTCCTTAACGACTGAGGCTGCGCAGGGAGAGTTCCTTAACGACTGAGGCTGCGCCGAAAGAGTTCACTTGCAACAAGATCATCCTGTAGAACCTGCTCTTCACTCATACGGAGAAACCAACCGAATACACGGCGCTCCTTGAGTTCAGGCCAAGGAAACGGCACATAGACTGTGCATTCGGGCAGTGCAAAGGGAAGTTCACCCTGAAGTCCCGCTGCAAGCAGGTCCTCACACTGAATCGGTTTACCAGAAGTTCCCTTTCGTGCCAACTCCGCCTCAGGCATCATGAGCACATTCGGAGCCTTTTGCGCCAGTTCAACAAAGTCAGTCTTTTCATCACTTCGCGCCTGGATACCACCGTTTGAATTCTCAAGGCGGTCAAATGCACGGGCCTCCCATTCCTTAAAAAGATCAAGTCCTGCCTCAGGTGCCCACACACAACGGAGACTCGGCACAGGTGTACCTGCAGGGCCGGCGAAACTATCCGTCGGATTAGTTCCAAAGAAGATTACTTTGTTATCGGGCAATACATTGAACGGCTTCATTGCAATCACCGCAGGTTGTAGCCAGAGGCCACCCCACTTTGCCAGAACGGTCGCACGAATCCAGTTCATCTCAGCCTCGCGTACAGAGGCAAGAGGATTGCGCAGCGGTGTAGGCATCTTCTCCCATCCTCCAAGGCGAACAGCCAGGTCAGACAGACCTGCAATCACTTCGACGCGATACTTATCTCCGTTATGCTTCACAATTGTATCATAACAGAGATTCAGAAACGGCATATTAATAGCACGCTTACTACGTGCACCAAAGTCTGACCACCAGCGACTATTCACTTCAGAATTATCATAGTAGAGCCAGATTATCGGCATATGTGAACCCCGTTCAATTAAATGACGGTCCTTAAAGACATTTTGTTTCCGCTCTTCACCCACTTTCATGAAGGCGTAAATCACTGCCGCCGTAGTGAGCACTCCTAAGGGAACTGCCCATTCAATTGTCTTCATCCTCTGTTAGTGCGCCTCTTATTTTTCCGTAATGACTAGGCGCTTCATACGTTCAAAGTGATCCTGGGTCTGGACATCGTGTTGAGCAGCACGCATCTTACGAGCCGCCTCACGCTGCATGACTTCACGCTCAGCAGCCTGGACCGCTTCCATTTCATGATGCGCAAGTGCCCTCGGCGCAGACTTATATTCAGTCGAGTACTGGTCAAAACTGCGTGCATCAACACGAACATCTGCCACCTGTCCACTGAAGGTGGATTCGGTCGTAAATGCATTTTTGAGGTCCGTGTATTTGAGATTGGCATTCGCAGCCGCCGTATAATCGGAAGGACGGTCACGACCGAGTTCAACACCCATTGTAGGTGCGAGCATCATAGGTTTTGTGTTCATTACAGCAAGTTGATGGCCATTTTCTCCACGTCCTCTCTGACCACTCTTCTTAAGTTCATCCTCGAACATCTGGTGAAATACTTCACGATTGAACTTTCCACCAAAATTCTTCTTTGAGCCTGCTTCTTCGGCACCACCTTCCGTTCGTAGCCAGTCACCGTATCCCTCATCATCGGGGTCAGGCATACGTGTCTGTTCAAACATCTTGTTGAAGGCATTCATATCGAGATTCTTAGCATTCAGGCGAACCGGTTCAACATGTTTCCAGGCCTCCGCATCAGAACTACGTCCCTGGGTCAGAACGGCAGGTGCCTCAACAACACCCTCCTTTCCACGACCTCCGTGAATTCTCTTCAAAATCTCAGACAGATACGCGTAGGAGCGTGTGACGGCTTCAAATGCCTCTTCTGAACCTCCCTTGTCGGGGTGAGCTCGCGTGGCCGCTTTTTTGTATGCGGCTTTGAGTGCCTCATCTGTAAGTGCAACCTCCTCTTCAAGACCAAGTACCTTAAGACATGAAGTGAAATACGACATTGCCTTGGTATTTGCACCCGTCTTTGCAACTTGCTTGTGCGGATCAATGGTTGCACCACCACCACGAAGTGCTAATTGGCTGCTGGCTGTATTGCGCTCGGAGGTATTCAGTGCTTGGGGCATGGGCGCAGGTATGCCCGTACGCTCGCCAGGCAGAAGCGCAGGTCGCTCGCCGCGTTGAACGGAACTTATGAAGGCGAGCAGATTTGCATACACACCAAGTCGCTTTGCCGTGTTAACGTATTCAGGTCCTGCAAGGGCCGTCTGAATCATTTGGACTCGGACAGTTTGACTGTGAATACTCAGAATATTCCGATAAATTCGGATATGAGCAGGGTCATATGATTCGAGGGAGTGTCCATTCCCCATTCTATCTATCCAAATACTCAAGATTTAGATAGCGCCCGCACCACTGGCAAATAGAGTAAAGGAATTTCAGGTTCACATTCCCATAAGAAGAAACGACCAGCAGAGAAAAAACTAAAGGCGGTCGGCCAAAATTGCGGGGCCTTCTCAGGCAGTTCACGGAGGCGCGCATCACGGATAAAATGCCAACTCTCCTTCGGCAGAACCATTGCAAGTTGCTCCTGAGGTTTCAGATCTAAGCCTACCCCCCATTCACTGGGAAACTCAAGTGAGCCACTACAAAGCATCGACCATGTGGGTGGCAGTGACCAAGGATAGACCCAAAGAGGATCCACGGGTCGCTGTGCAGTATAATAATCAAGAATCCACTGAAGTCCTTCACAGTATTTCTTACAGACGGCAGCAGCCGTGACACCTGCACCAAACCATGAGCCGAGCATACGCTCTTTCCAGTCTGCGTGTAGAATCCCACGTGATTCACAGAGAGTCTTCTCCTCAGCCCGCCAAACGGTTGGCAGCATATTCCAATCTTCATAGTTCGTTCGCTGCCCCTTGTGTTTAATTGCAGTGAGCAGCATCTGCTCTTCTTCGGCTGCCCACGGCGTAATTAATTCACGGAGCACGGCCGCGTCGTAGGTGAGAGCACCGCGCTGCCCACATATAAGCCGCAATCCTGCTGCATGAATTCGTCGCAGACTTGACACCAGTAACTGGTGTCCATTTTCCCGAATCTTGATACTCAAACTATGGGGAACAAAGTCATTTCCGAGAAAACTCATAGCCGCGACATAATCCAGTGTCCAGGCTAGCACATCGGCTCCAGCAGGAACAAGAGTATCCGAAAGCACATTGACTGAGAATCGCATGAAGGGTGCTTGGCCTTCACCCCCACCCTCCCATTCAGTCGCCTCCCTAAACAACCATACGCCCCTTGAGTCGCCTAACATCTGACGTGTCAAAAGACACAACAAAATCAAATCAGCATCAAGACCATAAATCACAATATCACCTGTACCAGCGGTTCCAGCGCCCCCTCGTCGCCAATACTCCATACACTTTTGCTCACCTTCTCCCGGTTCAGATGCATCTGATACAGTCCATCCCTGAACATCACACAGTTGCCGAAGACGAGCCCCAAGTCTCTCCATAAAGGCTGTACCCGGTGTAATTGCATTTGTATCCCAACGATTTGGATCGACTGGCCGAATGCTCCGCGCCTCCTCCTCGCGAGCAGTCCAAATCGACTTGAATCGACGCAAGCGCTGCTGACGAATCTTAGCCATCGGCACGACTCCGTCAACACCAATAAAAACATGCGCAGGCTTACCGACCTCCCGCCACACCTTCAGTGTATAGTCAACAATCGACTGGCACACTTCATTTTCCCAGGCTAGTGCGGCTTCCGTATCGCCATAGCCTGGAAAAGGACGAAGCGATTTATCGCGAATGACTTGATAAATCATACAATTAAAATCAAATAAGAGCGCCCCAGCGGCAATAGGTGCCCGATGAGGGACAACTAAGTGTTTGATTGAACTTGAGAGACGTTTATAATAAGACGGTATACCCATTCACTTACAGTTTCTTCTCTACCCTTCCTTAGGCTTAATCAGAGATGGCGACAGCAGTTCAGCCCGACTTCCTGGCCAAATTTGCAAAAATGATGGATGCTTATCCTGGAGCGGGTCTACGTGAAATCATTCGTCTTACACCCGATAGTCTTCTACTCGGCACGGGTTTTCTTGGATTAATTACACAGAATTATGCCCTTGGAATGCTCTTTGCTGCACTCTTTGAGACAGCCTTTATCACAGTGGGTCTTCAGAGCCTTTTTGGATATATTTCTCTAAAAGACAATCCGCCAAATCCCAAGGCAGCGAGCCGTGAATGCTCAAGTGGATTTCAATCACCGACACTTCAAAGTATGTCATCCTTCTTCAAAGTCTCTCCCCAGTCCTCTTTTCCTAGTCCTCCTGTATTTATCCTAACAACTGCAGTTGTCTATGTGATTACGGCGATGCAGGGCTTTTCACAGGAACTCAGTGAACTAGGTCCTGGCTACAGCACTCGCTACTACATTGGAATTTTCCTTTCACTTGTTCTTCTCTTCATTGCCGCATCCTACCGATTCCTTACGGGCTGCGATGCGTTCGGTACAATTCTTCTGAGTCTTCTCTTTGGATTTGCTCTTGGTATTACGCTCTGTTGGCAGAATAATACACTCTTTGGTCGTGATGCAACAAATATATTGGGTATTCCGATGTTCGCTAATACAACTGCCGATGGAAAACCTCTCTATATATGTCCTACAAGTAGTTAGAGATGCCACCGGCAGATGGATCTGGGTTTTTTACACAAGCAAGAGGCATGCTATCAAGTGGCTTTCTTGCGCTTCCTATCATCCTCATTACAATGACGGGATTTATGGCAACAACCACAGCAAATGTTGGCATGATTATCTTGTTTCTAGGTCAACTCTTTGCCGTTCCGTTTGTTCAGTTCATCATGTCCTATATTCGCTCAATTCCAATGCTTCAGCAAATCTTTGAATTAAGTTCTCCGCCAACCTATGGATCCTATAATAAACTCTGTGCCCTGTCCCCTGCTGATATTCAGGGCGACCAAGGTGTTCCAGTCAATTCCTATTGGATGGCGAATGTTCTCTTTTTCATGACCTATATTCTGATGAATGCACAGTCACTCTACACAGCAACAGCAGGTGGCTGCCCAAGTGGATGGACTGATATGGGATTCACGTGCCAGGAACCGACTAGTTACAAGAAATGCCAGCCTGGATTGATTGAGCAACCTCTAACCTGTGTAGCACCTATGATTTACAATACGGATGGCTCAATAAAAGGTGGTGGTCAAGTGACACCCCGTGAAAAACAGGGTGGTCGAACACAAGCAAAGTCAGATACTCTCGGCAATGATTTTAAAGCCGAAAACAGAAAAGCACATGCAATTACTGCATTCGTGATAACTCTCGTTGTCTTTGTCACATTGATTACAATTCACTACAGAAATGTCGGCTGTGAAACACCTGGTTCACTTGCACTCGCTCTCTTACTGTATGTACCTCTTGGAGTAGGCTGGTTCTATTTAGCCCAGGCCTGCAGTCTTCGTGCTGCTGATATTTTTGGTATTGCATCTCAAATGGGAACACCCTCAGAGGCTGGTCAGAGTTTCCCCTATGCATGTGTACCGGTGCCGACACCGTCATAATCATCGATTTCATGGCCACCAATATCGTATTTAGCGATACAGTATGCGGGTAGATGACCTGTGCGCTCACATCGTGAACACTTCAGTTCCTTGACCTTTTCAGGAATAGAAGGCGTATAGGAAATTGGCTCAATTGTCTCTACAATACGCAGAATAGGTATGGGGGCCCGGATTAGCATGACTTGGCGAATGATTCGAAACATTTTTGTCATTTCTAAAACCTGTTTAGTCGAAACAAATTTTAGGAATACTTTGTAGAATGGAGTTTCCGAACTCTTTTAGCAATCTAAATCACCCAAAAAATATGGGTGGATCAACAGGTGCAAAAAGATACGAAAACATAAAAAAAGAAAATCGTTACTGGATTGTCAAAAAATCTGAAAAAGGTAAAGGAGGATGGCCTCAGGTTCAGTCGGAATGGATGGCAAATAATATCTACCAAGTATGTGGTATACCTGTACCAAAACAGAAACTCTATACTGAAGCAGAAGCACTTGTATTGCAATTTATTAGTGGAATACTCTTAAAAGATTGCTCACAATTGTATAAAGAAAAACTAAAAGTGAAACTTGGAGAGGGGTTTGTTGTGGATGCTCTACTTGCAAACTGGGATGTTATTGGTTTGAATGAAGATAATATTATTGTTAATAATACTGGGGGAGGTGTAGTGTTTCGAATTGATAATGGTGGATCGTTAACATTCAGAGCCCAAGGTGACCCAAAAGAGTTTGGGCCTGAAGTGAATGAACTTGAAACAATGCGTGATCCAAAAATAAATCCAAATTCTGCAAAGTACTTTGGACATCTTACAGACAGTGTGATAAAGGATCAGATTCAGCAAATCATAAAACCAAACAAGGCCGATATCTTAGCCGTAACTTCAGATGAATTGAAGAAGGTTATGGAGCAGCGCATAGACTATATGCTTGACTGGAATCCAACCTGGATGAATGAAACACAGTTCGTAAATAGCAAAAAGGAGAAGGCGGCATCTGATGAGGCCACTCGTGCAGTTGAAGAAGCAATTGTTGAATTCTTTTGGGCAAATTGGAATGCAAACTATGAACTATTTGCGTTTGCAAATGCCAATGAGAATAGTGCAGGTGTCTCTGCAGCAGCAAATGCAATGTATGCACAAACTCAGAAAAGAAAAAATAAACTACTGCGATATATAAAATATCTCTTACAAACACATAAGGCAAAAATCAGTGGTGGATTTCTGTTAAAGGCCATGGGGAAGTTCGAAGGAGGTGATCCTTCTTATGATATGGACGTCTATGTACCCCACGCAAGCGTGGAGCCCTTTAGAACAGAAATGGGAAAACTCTTCTTAGGACGTGTACCGACCCCTGCAGACTATAGCCAAATCAACGCATCAGGTGGACCAACTTCTTTTTTTACAAAAAATGGTATTGTAAGTGTGCGAAAACATCATAGAGGTGTCAAGGCTGATAATACATATGAAGAGATGGATATTGTGGAAGCCAATGATACAACCAGTCCTATAAATATTATCAAAAACTTCGATTTGACCTTTTGCGAAAACTGGTATGATGGAAAAAATGTGTGGTTAACACATGCTGACCATGTGGAAAAAAAGCACGGATTCTTAGAAAATCACTATCTAGAACTATTATATATCAATAAACCGCAGACAATTGGCCGTATTAAAAAATATGCGGGGCGCGGATTTAGAGTTAGTATAGTGAATCCCATAACAAAAAAGCCTGAAGAGATTACTGATAAAATTCTTGCTGGACAAACAGTGAATTATAGTGCTCCAGTTATCGCAGTACCGGCTCAAAAGGCACCTATATCTGCAGCACTTCAGGCTGAAATTGAAGAGGCTCAGGATCTTTCAAGTTCATATGCTCACGAAGCATACGATGCGCATCTAGAAAAAAAGGAGGCTGAAACACAATATTATGAAGCACTCGAGGCATATGATGATAAATATCCAAAAAATGCAAATCATCAGTCAGCAAATGCAAAAGCGGCCTCTGCACTTGTAAAAGCAAAATATGATAAATATGAGGATGCTAAAATAAAAGAAGAAGAGGCTACAAAACAAGCAAATAAATACAAGAAAATTGCGGAAGATTTAGCAAATCCCCCCAAAGTCCGAAAGTATATAGGTAAACCTCATATGCAGGGAATCAATACAAGAATAAAGCCAGAAAATGCAAAAAAGGAAATTAACGTTAGAAATGCAAGGCCGAATGTAAATCCAAATAATTTCAAACCGAATGCTGTACCAGAACCAACAGAAGATCTAGAGAAGTTTTTATTGGACCATCCTGTTCCATTAAATTTTTTTGAACATCAATGTAGGGATCACTGGGTAGGAGCAGGATATACTGGTCTCAATGCATTTCTTCAAGGAAGAGAACCTCCAAATCGCGGTTATGACTATACTAAATTTCTCACTCCATATTTTCCAAAAGAGGCGGGTGAAAGTGATAGTCACTATGAGCAGAGAAAACTCTACTATTTTTTTGTAAATTTATACAATGTAGTTCAAAAAGGACCCGCTTATTCTGAAGTTTTCAAGGTCTATCGCGGTGTACGAGAATGGTATTTAAAAGAGGAGGATGCAAAAGCACAATTTTACTATATAAATTCATTTGCCGCAACAAGCACAAGTAGAGAAGTTGCCCAGCGTTTTGGACAAGGTAAATATTATGTATTTTATGTACACCCCTCCTGTAGATATATATCGTTTAGGAGAAATGGAACAGATCCCCTTTCAGAAAAGGAACTTTTACTTACACCGTATCACAGATATCTATATGTTAAAGAAATTAAACAAGATAAAAATACATTTAAAGTATTTTTAATTTTTCCCACTGATTTGGAGATTCCAACTACATTTGATACATTTATACCGTGGAAAGAGGGAAAAGCAGACCTATCGCGCGGGTTACAAGGAGGCAGAGAAAAAATAGCAATGAAACTAAATATCAATCGTAATACATCTCGTAAACTAAATAATTATAAACGTAATGCAAGTCGTAAACAGAAAAATTTGAATGTATTGTATAATTTAGGAGTCTATATGCAAAACACACCAAAGAAGTCTGCAATGCAATCTGTTCAAAACAATTCGAATATGCAAACTGGTCAAACCAACTTGAATATGCCTGCTATGGAAAATATATCAACAAATCTATTTACAAATACAGTTCCACAACGCTTCATAGATCCCATTTCATCCTTCAAAGGCGCTCCAGCAAATGCTAAAGAACTTGAAATGGCCGCAAAAATGGTTAAATTCTTTGAGAACAATCCTATCTAGGCCAGCCCATAGATACTCGCCATGAATCGATAGTGCTTTATAAAAGCAGCCCATTGATTCGGTTTCACAAAGCCATCCAGAATTGCTTTTTGTTCCAGTTTATTCAGATATCGGAAAGGTAACTCCACATTTGTATTGGCATATAAAATACCTAATTCAGAATAGTCAATACTCGGTTTTCCAAGATCTCGGCATACATTATCATGAAGAGACCAGAGCCAGGTGCGAATAAATTCCCGTAGCGCTGTTCCAGTCAACGTATTAATTGCAAGAATGGGCTTTAATTTAATCCAACTCTTGTAGTGAAGGCGGCAATTCTCACATGGAAGAATTTCACCCGTGATGGTGAGTAATTGAACCCAGGCAATTTGTTCATCCTTTATAAAAAGTTTAGCACAGGTTCCAATTCGTTCAGCGAGGCCATGTAGGACTCTCCAGAGAAGGGGTCCCCATGCAAGCCCTTCAGGATCAATGTAGCGATCCTTTTCACAGCCGCACGGCATTTTTATCTGCGCATATCTTTGAATCGTAAACAAACCGCAAAATTGAATCTCTCTGCAACTCTACCAGTCTAATAAAATGGAATGGTACGGTCGCACACATTTGAATCCTACACGCACTAATAAACTTATGAGAGGCTGGCAAGCACCTGCAGGTAATTGTGCCGCACGCTACTACATGGAATTCCCTGAACTCTATCCAAATTTCTTACCCGATGACCATTATATTGTAAAATATGATGAGTCCAAGTATCCTACACATCGTGACTACAGAACTTTCAAATCGGCTCCTAAACCAGTTAAATCATCGCATCAGGTTGAATGGGAAGATGGATATGGGCCCTGTAATGTATGTGATGTCTGTATTGCAGCCGCCACAAAAAATCATCAGCAATCAGCAGATTATTATAGACGTTTAGAAGCCTGGCGTACGAATGGAACTCCTATGTAGTCTACGCACTGAGCAACTGTCGTTCCCAGACAATCTTTTTCTGCTGGTAAAGATAAGTGAGAATCTTTGCAAATGGAATACCATTATTACCAACCATATACGCTTGGTTAGCAGGAGCAACCGTGCTGAAATCAATCTCAATGTGAACATCTACGCAATCACCACTCCATTCATTCTTGTGATAGCGCTTTACTGCACTCTTCTTTACAGGATCGATCTTCCATGTAGTATCATCTGTGTATCCAACAAGTGTATCACGATGAGACTCGCGGTCATCTTTCTTTGCAGAAGTTAGCCATGACTTATTCTCACCAACTGACTGCGCCTTATCATAGGTAATACGAACTGTCAGACCCACATCCACCATTAGACCAGCACCATTCGCATCTGCTGTACCACTTGCCTTGCCGAACCACGCCTGGCGAACATCCTTCTCAATTACAAGTGAATCAACAAGATTCATACGGTCCATCAGAACAGTCATATCTGTAATCATCTGTGCAACCTGTGTCTTCAGACTTGAGACCTCCTGGGTAAGAGTTACAAGGCTGTCCTTTGTACTGAAAGTGTTCATCTGAGTGCGCATTTCAGCAATAATTGCACTCACATCATCGAACTTATTCTTCTGGCTCAACTGATGAATCTGCTCACAAAGTAGATCAACCGCTTCATGAGTAGCAAATGTCTTCAACTCTAGCCTAAGTTCTTCAATCTGACTACTTACACGCGTAGAGGTTTCACGATTTGTCTCTACAAAGTCAGTAAAGTTTGAGTTAAGAATGTTTACCTGCTTATTTACCTTCTCAACCTCATTTAGGACAGCATCATCCATAGGAAGAGGTGTCCAGGGACGGAGATTTCCAGAGAGGTCTACCTCGCGCTCCCTGGTGATTGTAAAGGGCTCATACTCATTGATAAGACCAGGCATATCATCGAGCCCAGGCATATCATCATCAATATCCTCTACAGGAAACTCCTTTACATCCTCGCCCTCATCATCTGCAGCCTCACCATCATCATCTGCAGCCTCGCCCTCATCATCTGCAGCCTCGCCGTCATCCTCACCTTCCTCCTCCTCACCTTCCTCCTCATCTTCCTCAACCCCTTCATCCTCCACCTGCTCATCTTCCTCATCGACTTCACCTTCAATATCCTTCACCACTGTTGCATTGTGAAAATCGACAAATGTCATTGTAGTCTTTGTAAATAGATATGCCATTACAGTCATAAAACTTGTAAACAGAATTAGGGCTGCAAGATTTGCGGAACTCTTCTTTTCATCCATATCAAGACTAAATGGCTCCATGGTTAGTTGGTTTTCTTTCTATATTTTTTTCCAACGCAATCAAGCTTCAAATTTTGGACGGCTACAAAACAAGTCGAATTAGCGTGAACACGTGGCGTGAAAAATTTTTCACTGCCTCAAATTCAACAGCACCACCTCGAACGGCTCTTTTTAAGAGCCCCTCCAATTCTAGCATCTTGGGTTTCAAGACATAGTTCCCATAGCGTTCATTTAGCATTTCACGAGTAAATGTATTTTCAATTTCTCGACTTGTATTCACATGTTCATGAAGTATAAAAAGCCATTCTCGAACCGCGGGGAAAAAAGCAGAACCAGAACCCAGAGCCTCAAGCGGATGAAAACGCCTCCATTCTTGATAATGCTTTCTACACAATGCACATGGCATAACTATTTCAAGCATTCGTAGCGCATAGATAAATTCACGTTGTTGATCATCTAAGATAATTTGATGTGGTGTTCTTCCAGCCCTCTCGGCAATTCCGTGAAGAATTTCCCAAAGTGCCGGCCCCCATTCTGAATTTTTTGGAACGGCCAAATCCGCCGCAGACATCTAATCGGGTAGTTAAAAATTTGATATTTAAAACACGCAAATCGTAAAGTACGCAATGACGGACACGCGATTTCCAGTTCCGAGTTATCTATGGATTTCTCTTGAAGCCACTCTACAAGCCGAATCTCGCAAACTTGTTAAAGAAATAGCAGCCACTTTGGGGCAAAATGAAGCCGCTCTGTGGAAGGAGGTGAGTAAAGAGAAACTCTCTGCATATCTTGTGGATATGATGGACCCTACAGATGAAAGTCTTCAATGTATTGGATATACTCTAGATGGTGTTGTACAAAAGCCCTGCACAAATCCAGTAATCTTCGGAAAAAAGACATGTCCTCACCATACAAATACAGTGATTAAGAAACCTGATTCATCACTTCCAAAGTACAGGCGCCTGAAGTACTTTGATGAAGAGGAGAGCACAGATAAAACATGTTATGTAAATGCCTCTACAAATGATGTAGTCGATTGTGAGACACTTCTACGAATTGGCACATGGAATCCTGAATCACAGTCGCTCGTATTGTTTATTGCCTCGGAGTAAAATTTGAAAAGTTTTTTGTATACTCTATAGATACTATTACAAAATGTTTGCAATTGGTCGAACACCAGGAAGTTCTCGCGTCTATCAAACAGTTAGTTCACCTCCATGTGAATCACCCTTTGCTGCCATCGCAGCAATGTCTGATATTCAACGTTGGGGGCTTGTAGGCACGCGCGCAGAGGATATCCAACAATACAGAAATAAAAAGGAACCCGTTACAAAGGCTGCAGATCCTCCACTTCCAGATCCAAAGGTCTATCCACTTATTGGTTCCTATGACCGTGTTACAACGTCTATCCTCCATAAACTTCCTTCAAATCTTCGATTGGCGCAACGGAAGTTAAATATCATGCTCACTCCACCCACCGCAAAGGTAATGAAATTCTTTCCATGGTCTCAAGAACAAATCAAGGAACTTCATCAACTCTTTCAGCAACAGATTCAGTTTCGGTTTCAGATGAAGCGACTTGTACTTCATTATCTGCAACGCAAGAGTAAACTCATGAATCATGCAGATCCTATTACGATGGAGCCGCCTACACAAGCCGTATCACTCTATGCACCGAATGTGAAGTCTATCTACCAGTTTGAAGCCCGGTCTCT